ATAAGAGCGTTTTAGTTCCCAGTTCTCCCCTCTCCAGTCCATGAATAAGTCAAACTCAATAGGTTCAAACTTATCAGAACTGATAGCGTTGTATTCATTCCACTTATTCTTGAAGTATTTAGATCTGGTCATGCGGTTGTTTTCTCCCTTAGTTTTTTAGACAGCTCATCTTGGTTCTCGTTGAGTACCTTGATCTTGGCCTTGATAGTGTCAATGTCTAGCTTAATACGTCCAATCTCTACGGCCTTCTCAATGAGAGCTGATTGGATACACTCCTCGCCATGTGACCAGTTATAGAACCAGCACTCGTCGCAGTCAGTAGTGTACTTCTCTAAAGCCTTGGTATGACTAGAAGGTATCTCCTCTAGCTTCCATGTCTG